TGGCGATGCGCTCAAGTATTATTTTCTGGTCGAGTGTCGAAATGCTGTGGTTTTTCTGCTTTACCTTGTTGTCCTTGTCAACATAGATCATTACGCCGTTTGCCTTAATATCCCAGAAGGCCATTTGCTGAACCTCAACGCACATCACCAGGCTTTCAATTAAAATGTCGTCGGTCTTTTCGTATCGTCCGGCTTCGGTTAATTCTTTGGTGATTTTCTTGCTCTGGTGAATCAGCGCGTCAATGGTTGGCTTCGCGTCAAACTCGGCAATCTCGTCAATCGCTTCTTTTTTCCCTTTGAAGATAAAACCGTTGCGGGTGATGAATGAATCTATGTTGACAAGGACAACAAGGTAAAGCAGAAAAACCACAGCATTTCGACACTCGACCAGATGACCAAATCAATTTTGAACATTTCGGCAAAGCTGGGACTTTCGGCACTCGACCGCCACAACCTGAAATTAGAAGTTAAACAAGCCGACGAACTAGACGATTAAAAAATGGAACATAAAAAACCAATACACGCAAAGCCATCGTATTACGCCATCATGTTTGAGCCACTAAAAAGCATCGCTTTGAAATATGGTTACAATCTTGTTTTACATGGCAGCCTAAACCGAGATATGGATTTAATTGCAATACCTTGGATTGAGAAACTTGGAAGTATTGATGACATGATCAATGAATTTTGCGAATACGTTGGAGGTGAAATAAATACTGATATTACAAGTGATGCACCGCACGGGAGAAAATGGTTTGTAATAGATATTTACCGTGGTGGGTATAAGCAAGGTTCTGGATTTTCAAGATTAACATACACAGAAGATCCTCAAACTTACATTGATATTTCAGTAACACCGGCAATATAACTAAAACGCCATGAATGAAAAATACTTCGACCCGCAAAGCCAAACCATCCGATCCGATAATCCAGTACATATTCGCAGCGGCAAACGCAGCGGAGCAGTACAAAACAGATGTCGAGAATGGGAAGATCACTGCATCGAAGTGGATAAAGCTGGCAGTTGCCCGCAGCCGGAAGGACGAGACACGTACCGACATTGAGTTCAGGGCCGAAGCCGTTGCCCGCGTTTACAAATTCTTCTATTATCTCAAAATTTCCAACGGCAAAAAGTACACCCGTTTCATTTTAACATCCTATCAAGCCTGGATACTCCCCGAAATATTCGGCTGGTATTACGTCACCGGCTCGCGCCGTTACCGTTACGCCCTGCTTTACACCGCCCGCAAATCAGGAAAAACCGTTTTCTCAGTCGGCATCGAGCTATACGTTTTAATCTACGACGAACAGGCAAAACCCGAAGCATACCTATGCGCCATCACCCGCGAGCAAGCCGGGCAAGCGCTCGACTACACCAAAGCCACCGTACTCGAATCACCGGCCATGAAAGCCCGCCTTAAGGTTCAGCAATTTCAGATACTATACCCGAAGAAACACGGCAAATTAAAAGTACTCGCCAACAAGCCACTGGCTAACGATTCGCTCAACCCTTCAGTTTTTATTATGGACGAAATGCACGCCCATAAAACGCTCGAATTCTACAACGTAATGAAATCGGGTATTCTGAACCGCGAAAACCCCATCGGAATAATTACCAGCACCGCCGGATTCAACAAAGATTACCCGTTTTTCCTGATGGTAGAAACTGCCAAGCAAGTACTCGAAGGAACGCTCGACGACGACATTACATTTTATGCCCTGTACACGCTTGACGATGAGGACAACATCGAAGATATTGACAGCTGGGTAAAGGCAAACCCAAACATCGGGGTAACTATACGCCTCGATGCCCTGGTTAAAGAATGGGAAAAAGCAAAACTAACCATCACCGAGAAAAACAACTTCATTACCAAAAACCTTAACCGGTACCTAGACAACAACGAGCAATGGATACCCGACGATGTTTACGTTACCGCCTTCAACGAAGTAAAGCTACCACAGCCAGGCACGCGCCCAGTTGCATACATGGGTATCGACTTAGCATCAATTCGCGACATTGCCGATATTGATATCTTCTGGCAAGATGAGGAAACAAAACGTTTCTGCAACATTTCCGAATTTCATTTTCCACAAAGCGAAGACAAGAAAGTGCGAAATTCAGGCATCGACCTCGGCGCATGGATCGAAAAAGGCTACATCATAGAGCACCCAACCGCCACCATCGACCAGAAAATAATACTTGAGCGCATCGCCTACTGGCACACCATATTCGAAATCCGCCAAATCAACTACGACGAATGGAATTCAGGGTTTATCATTCCTGAAATCGAATCAACACTGTTCATCAATTGCGTAAAATTCAGGCAAACCGCCACCTGGTTTAACATACCGCTCAAATACATCGAAAAAATATTCTTTGAAAAGATCATCGACATGGGTACCAACCCCGTTATGCGATGGCAGTTCCGAAACATCGTTCTATACAAAGACGGCAACGGAAACATCAAGATCATGAAAAACAAATCGCTCGATTCAGTCGACGGCCCGGTAGCCTTTGGCATGGCCGTTGGTGGATGGCTAAACAACAACCACGATGCCACCGCCGAATTCTTTAAATCATTAATGGGTTAAACCAAGCCAGAATAATCCGCGTAATCCGTTTCAATCCGCGCCATCTGTAATTAAAAACATATTACAGAAAAGCGCGCAATGAATTTCTTCTCATTCCTTTGGAGTCAATATAAAACCGCATCAGTCAAGCTAGGCACACAAATGCAAGGCATTGACACAAACGGAGTTAACAACGTACCTGAACAAATATCCACCGTTTTTACCTGTTTCGACAGGCTGAGCGCCGCCGTATCGCGTATGCCTATCAGCATTTTTGCCGACAATCAGATGGGACGAATGGAATTAAAACAACATCGGTTATATTGGCTGTTGAGGTACCAGCCCAACCCATCGCAAAACGCGCAGCAATTTTGGAGCACGGTCGAATTACATGTTAATAAATTTGGAAACGGATTAGTTCGCGCCCACAAAAACGCACAAAGCGCATACGTTCAACGCTTTGAAATTATACATCCAGAACGCATTGAAAACATTACCATTACCGATGGTATAGTTATTAGTTATAAAATACGCAATACAACAGGTTCAGGATCGCAGGAAATACCAGCATCAGATATGTTACATTTTCATGATTTGTCTGAAGATGGTATTATCGGACTTCCAAAATTAGAAGCCCTCACCAAGCAAACCAACATCAACCAGCGCGCCACTGCACACATCGATAATTTTCACAAAAACAACGGAGTTCAAACCACTGCACTCGAAACAAACATGCCAGGTGAATTATCAGGACCAATGCAGGGAGTTTTAATTCAATCCAGAAAAGATTATTTAGAATCGAACGGCGGCCCAACCAACTCCGGAAAACCAATCATGTTACCGGCTTTCACCAAAATTGTAAAGCTAACCCAATCGTTTGCCGATTCGCAGCTCATTGAAACCCTGAAATACACCCGCGAAGAAATCGCCGCAGCCTTTGGCATACCGTTATTCATGATCGACGGTTCAGCCGAAAAGCTCGACATTGAGCAATTAACCCTTTTATTCAGGACAAACACCATCGGGCCAAAGGTAGCCATGTACGTTGCCGAACTAACCGCCAAACTATTAACCACCGACGAGATCCTAAACAAAGGATTTAAAATCGAATTCGACACCTCAGTGATTATTGAAATGGATTACAGCAAAAAAGTAACAACCATAAAAGAGCAGGTAGTTAACGGACTGATGACCCCGAACGAAGCCGCCACCAAACTCGGAAACAAAACCATTCCGGGCGAATTCGGAAATTACCACTACATGCAGGCGCAATACAACCCACTCGAAAAATTTAACGATTATAATTCACTCCTGAAAGTTGATCCGACATTAAAAACAAACAAGAAAAAAACACCGCCAACACCATGACCACAAAACGCAAACCCATAAGCAGAAACCTCGACAACGAAAAAATAAGCGTTCGGTCCGACGACGACGGGCGCCGATTTATCGAAGGTTATGCAATGATATTCAACCAACGCTCTAAACTCATCCGCGAGTGGGGCGAAACATTTTACGAAGTGATTGAATCATCGGCACCCGACAATGTGCTGAAAGATCCGGGGCTCAACACCATTGCCACAGTCGACCACTGGCGCGACAAAATGTTAGGCCGTGTTAAATCGGGCACACTCGTTTTAACCAAAGATGCCCGCGGCCTAAAATACACCATCGAAGTACCCGACACAACACTCGGCAACGACATGTACGAACTGGTAAAGCGTGGCGACTATTTCGAAAGCTCATTCATTTTCACCATTGCCGAAAAAGGAATCCGTACCGACAACTCCGAAGACATCCCGGTAAAATACGTTTCCGATTTTTCAGCATTGTACGATGTTGCGGTAGTTATCGACGGCGCATACGCCAACACCGCCGTAGCCGCCCGCGCCCAGGAATGGGAACCAGACGAACCAGAAATTGAAACACCGGCGGCTGAGCTTGTCGAAGAAGAAGCCGCCCGCGCACTCGCCAACGAATACGACATATTAGAGAAAGAACTTGAAATCTTAAATCTTTAAATCATAAATCATGACACTTGCCGAAGAATTGAAAATCAAAAGGGAAGAAAAAAAAGCCAGAATGAGAGAGATTCTGGACGCCCGCAAAGAAAACGGAATCCTCCGCGCCGCCACTCCTGAAGAAACGACCGAATACGATACCCTCAAAAGAGAAGTATCAACCCTTAACGCCGACATCAAAGAAGCTGAAGAAGCCCAATCGGAACCACAGGAAAGAACACAAACCCGCTCTGTAAACATCATCGGAAAAGCCGACAAAACATACAACGTTTCAAAAGCTATCCGCGAATTTTCAGACGGTGGATCTTCCAAATTGAGTGGTTTGGAAGCCGAACAGCATCAGGAGTTAAGCCGCGGCATGAAATCAAACGGGCTATTGATTCCTTACCACCAGCGCGCAGTGGCAGACACCACCACAAACGCCGCCAACATCGATTTGTTGATTGCCCCAGGCATCTCAATCATTGGTAAAGAGCCATTGTATCAGCTAATGGGTTGTACCATTATGCCAGGTTTGCAGGGTTCGTTTAAACTGGCTACAAAAGCCCCAGACGTTGCTGGTGAATATGCCGAAAAAGCAGCCATCACAGCAAAACCTGCCGTTCCAACATACGTTACCATGTCGCCATCGCGTATTGGTATTACCGAAACCTGGGACAAAGAACTTTTGGCACAGGAAAACCCACAGGTACACGCCGCCATGATCAGCGACATGATCAAGGGTGTCGACCGTAAGATCACTGCAAAAGCTTACGCTATTGCATTGGCCGCCGCTACCGAAGTAACCGCCGGAGCTTTAACAGTTGCCGGATTTAATGCCTTGATGGCAGCTGTTGATACTGACGGCGCATTCGCAATGGATCGTGCTTCATTCTTTGCCGCAAAAGCCATCGCAGTTGACGAAGGTTCAGGGAAATTTTTGACAAGCCTAACCGGGAAAAACGGTGTAGGTGTTACATACGACGGAGCAAACGCATTCTATTCCACATTGTTCGACGACGGAGCAGCCAAACAGTATGCACTTTACGGAGCATGGGCAGAAATCTTCATTGGTCAGTGGGGAGCCCTCGAAATGCTGTTCGACCCGTTCACCCTTCAAGAAGAAGGACAGGTTCGCACTACAGTGAACAAACTAACCAATATTGTTTGCCGCAACCCTGCCGCATTCAAACGCTCGCCAGACCTCGATTCAGCTACCTAGTAGTTAATCATTTCAGATACCATATAAGGGGAGGGGCAACCCTTCCCTTTTTTCGTCATTGCGAGGCACGAAGCAATCCCATCAATAAAACGAAATCAATGAATATCATTACAAACATACCCACCAAAACTGATATCGGCACCCAGGTAACCACCGCAATCGGCAAAAAGCAACTAGGCATTGAAGACAATTTT